CCGGAGAACTTCTTCCCGTCGAACTGCACACCATCAAGGGCCGCCGACTTTTGCCCTGTCTTTTCGGCATTCTGGTAGAGCTTGGTGAACTGGTCGTCAAGCTTCTTGTAGGCCTCTTGGCGCTTAGCCAGCGGGTTCAAGTTATCGAGCTGCTTGTCCAGTTCCTTCTGGACCGCAATCAACTCCTTGTTCGCATGAGTTGTCTCACCGGTGGAAGCGGTAAGCCCTTCACTCGCAGCCTGGCGCGCCTTGAGCGAAGCCAGTTTTGCCTCCAATGCCGGCGTCGAGTCGTCGTTCTCGCCATCGTTCAGCCCCAGGAAGGAATTGAGCGAGCTGAGCCCGTTCGATACCGCGCCAGCAACGCCGCCACCTTTCCGGGTGTCCAGTACCCGCTGGGTGATTTCGATCTGCTTGGCCAAGTCAGGAAAGACTTCGGATCGGACCGCAGCATAAGCTCCCTTGATCGCGACCTTGATGTCATCCCAGTCACGCTCAATATCAGATAGGGAGGCCCGGTAAACCTTCAGGCGCTCTTGGGCTGACTGGTTCAGGTTCTCACTGAGGGTGTCCAGGGCGCGCTGATGATCTCCTTGCTCGTCGATCGCCTTGATGACCTGGTACTGCTCGTAGGTCAGCAGGCCATATTGGTCGCTGATCTTCGACGCGGCTTCTGTAGCGGTGTCTCCAGCATTGGCCAACGATTTCGCAATGTCACCAGCCCCCTTCCCCGTCACCTCGCCGATGGCTGCCGCAGCTTGTGCCAGGTTCTGCATTTGGGTACTGCTGGTGGCCGCGCCAGATGCCAGGGCAATGACGGCCTCCCGTGCGCCTGACAGGTTGCCAGTCAGCACGCCTGCCGACTCGCTCATGGACTTGAGGCTGCCGATGGTCTGGCCCGCATCGTTCGAGCCGCCGTTGATAGCGGCATTGAACTCTCGCGCCTGTTTCATCGCATCGAAGTAGGCGTAGCCCAGGCCGCCGATCACACTGGCCAGAGCGCCCGCAGGAAGCAGCAGCGCGGCCATGCTCTTGGCCGAAGCCCCAGCCCCTACCCCCAATTGCGCAATCGCCCGCGCGCCGCTACCAAAGTCGCCAGAGGCCAAAGCGTTGCCCAGCTGGGTAACGTTTTCCTGAGCCTGACGGGTACCGAGCTTCAGTTTGTCGAAAGCCGTCTCTGTGGCCGTAAGCGCGGAGCGGTCCTTGCCGATCTTGGCCAGCGCCTCGTTGTAGCGGTTTGCATCGACCACGCCCGCCTTATGCGCAGCCTCCAGCGCCTTCTCCTGGGCCTCGAGCTTGGCCAACTTCGCGGTGACCGGATCAATGCTGTTGACCGTGCGTTTCAGCACTTCGATCTGGCGATTTTCAGCCTCGATCAGCCGCTGCTTTTGAGCCATCTCCTTGGCTTCGGCTTTCTCGATCCGCTCATACGCCTTGCCGAGCCGATCCTGATAGGACTCCTGCTGCTCGATGGTGACAAGACCGCCCTTGCGAGCGCGCTCAAGGAGGCCTTCAGCCTGAATCAGCTGCTCGATGCTGCCGATGTTGCCGGACATCGCCTTGTCGAGCTGACTGATGATTGCGATTTCACTGGCAGCACTGGCACCAGCCTTGCGGTTCGCATCAACCTGGCGCTCTTTTGCAGTGGTGGCCTTATCGATGCCATGAGCGGCCTCAGTCTCGGCCTGGCTGATCTTCTTGCTGGTGTTGGCCAGGCCTTCGCCCGACTTACCGAGATCATCAATGGCTTTCTCAGCATCAACTGCCGAATCCACCAGCTTGTCGAGATCATCGGCCGCTTTGGAGGCAGACGAGGAATTCACCTCGATACCGAGGGACGCGAAGGTAGTGCTCATTTACTGTCCCTCTGCTCCGCCATCACCCGCAGGGCTTCGGCTTCCATGACGCGGATATCTGGAAAGACGTCGACGACTTCCGACCGGGTAAGCCCGAGGAAGCCGGCGACATGGCGAATTGATGTGTAATCGAGTCCGGTAGCGCCGCACGCGCCTGTACGCCACTGGGTGTACATGGCCTCGAAGACCCTGAAGGACTGCCAGACATCAGGCCAGACCTCACAGACTTCATCAGGTATGTCACGAAGAGAAAGGCCGAAGGCCGCCAGCGATTCGACTGACGGCCCCGGCTCGTACAGCTTGCGGGAGACGCTTAGGAGTTTCCCAGGCGTGCGTTACTGAAAGCATCGGAATAAGCAGCCAGTACCACGCCAGGAGTGGCGGCGATGGATTTGACCAGGATGCGTAGGTTCTCGTCGGTGAACTCTTCGGCGATATCCCAGCCGGCGACGATCGCCTTCAACTGCTCGACCTGCAGATCGATTAGCAAAGCAGTGAACTGCTCAATGCCGGTCTCTTCCGCTTTTTCTTTGAGGGCTTTATGACGCTCACCCCACTCTGCATAGAGGCCGGCCAATTCGGTTCGATCGCGATACTTGAACTCGAATTCGACGCCCACCGGATCGCCGCCGACCGTTGGCAGCATCACGACGTGATTGAAGGTTGGGTTCCGGGCGAGTGTGAACTTTGCCATGTGCCTTCCTTACGCCGAGGCGCTGTAACGAGTTGGGCGACCGGTCAGCGCGATGCTGATCACGCGAGTCATCAGGTTGTTGCGCGACATGGTCGGGGTCGAAGTGATCGAGACATAGCCGTTGTAGATGATGCGGCTACCGCCTGGCAGGTTTAGGCGCAGAACACGGGCCTGCTTGTCGTCGTCCGCCGCCTCGCAGACATCAACATAAGGCTGCGACGGATCATCGGCGACCGTGATTGTGAGCGTGATCGGATTCTTGGTGGTCGGCATCTGGCGGTCATCATCGTCAGCCAGGAAGCCGAACGTCAGAAACTGCTGGTCGCCGCCGCTCGACCCGAGTTCGGTGATTTTCGAAATCTCGGTGAAGGTAGTCACCTCGCGAGCGGCACCGACGCCCGAGCCGGCCGGATACTGCTGAATGTTCGTGGTGTTCACGCCATCAAGCGCAAAGGTGCCACTGGCAATCTCGCCCACTTGCACGGCGCGGCCGTCCAGGCGGGTCCAGCCAGAGCTGAGAGCAATGATGTCACCCTCGGCCAGTCCGTGCGCTGCGGCGGCAGCCACTGCCGGGTTGGCATTGGTCAGGGCAGTGAATGGGACTACGTCGCCATAGGCTGAAGCAATTTCGAACGTTGCGCCGTTGGGCATTTGAATGCCGGCCATGGGTTTTTCCTCTCTTCCAGAAATGACAAAACCCGCTCGATGGCGGGTTCTGGGTTTGCCCAATGGGCGGATTAGATGGTGCTACTCAAGCTTCATATTGCTACGCACTTCATCCAGCGGTATGCCTGACTTCGAACCGACAACCACGCCGGTGAGTCCGCAGTGTGGACAACAAGCATGCAGTTCTTCGTACCATTTGATGATTTCGGCCGGCATCAGCCATGCGCCGCATCCAGTACATAGGCACCGGTCGCTCTCGCAAATTTCCTCACGGTTTCGATAGCAGTGGCCATCCACCAACTCGCTGAGGTATTGAAGCCGTTGCTTCCGATTTTCATCCATCATCAGTCCGCTCTTAAGAGTTGATGATGGAATTTTACCTCAGCAGATCAGTCGGTATCGGCTCGGTACATGAACGAAACCGGAATTGTGTAGGTTGTGTCGCTGGGAATACCTGGCCCCTGATCGACTGGGGTCATGGTCACCACGGTCAACGCGTTCTTCGTATTTCGCTCGTACAGCGGGAACAGCGCGGCGATCTGGTCGGCCAGCGTGCCGCCCACGCCGCGATACTTGCCAGCAGGCGTCACGATGCTGACCTGAAACACGCCGGTGTATAGCCGGTGATCGCCGCCGAGCGTGTTGCTCGCAGTGTCGGCAGGCAAGGCGAATGCCCGTAGATAGGTTTCCCCGTCCTCAGGTGAAAACACGCCATTCTCAAGCTCCACCCTCAAAGGATCTGGCAGAGAGCCGGCCCAGGCAATCAGCCTGGCCTCATAGATTGAAGCGATTATCTGGTGGCTCATACCTGATTGCTCCTGGTGGCTTCGTCGACGATCTGCTGGAACCGAGCGAGCGTGATACGGACCATGCCGCCTGGTGCCTGCTTGGAGTGGCCGTACTCGAGCGGCACAGCGTAAGGCAGGTTGTTAACGATGTAGGCCGTTTGGCCAATGCTAAGCTGCTCGACCTGAAGCCTGAGCTTCGCAAGCGTGACGCCACCGGCTGGATCAACCTGATCAAGTTCACCTTCAGCCGGTGCCCCGATCGAGAACTGCCAGTTCCCGCGGAATCGGCCGCCGACGTAATCCTTACCGGCTACCAGGCCGTTCACGTTGAAGTTCTGGTCACGCTCGGTCTTGGTCAGGGGCTTGGCGTACTTCACGCCGCGGCGAAGCTTGCCGGCCTTGGTGAAGTTGCTTTCATCCAGATTGATCAGCGTGTTGCGGACGGCCACTTTGAAGTCGTAGTCATCGGCCGCGCGAGTATTGGTCGCACGATGCGCCACGTTGGCCGCCCAGATCTCCGGATTGCCCACCGGCGACATACGAATGACGCTGCTGCCGATCTCGATCACGATTTCGCGGAAGGTGGCGTCGAGCCCAGCCTGCGCCTGCTCGGCGAACTGGCGGATGTTCTCGGCGAAGCTGCCGTTGAGGCCTGCATACTTGCTCACGACCTCACCTGCAGCTCGTACAGAATGGGCGTGCCGGCCGGGTTTATCTCTTTCAGCGGCGGGACAATTGACCAGGTGCGCCCCTGGACAACGACCTTGTTCAGCAGGCCTGGCGCCCACTCAAGCCCGCGGGCAGCGATCTTGAGCTTCTTGTCGCCGACCTTGATCAGGCTGTTTGCCTGGAACTCCTGGCCCGTGAAGTCGAGCAGAATGCCTTGGGCGGTTTGCTCGGTGACAGTATCAGGCCCTGCCGTTCCGGTGCCCGGGTCGTACTCGCCAGGCTTGATGTCGCGGATCAGCACAGGCTGGCCGAACTCTGTGATCATCTCCAGAGCCATCACGGCCATTTCGTCGTAGAAGGCCATGGTGGCTCCAAGTCTAATCATTTGCCTCGGTTCATCTCACTCCGGAGATAAAGAACGCCAAGGACTGGAAGGCCAACACCAAATACGGCAAGAGCCCAGCCGATGTTATGACGCCCGAAAACCTTCAAGGCAATTGCAAATACTAAGCAGGCGAAGAAAGGGAATCCAATTGCAGATATCGCCAGTGCATAATCGCCAAAGACCCGGGCAAGTATTTTTTCAGCACCGAAAACACATAAATACCAGAGATACATCCAGCCAAGCATTGTCAGCCCTATAAGCCCTAGCATCAAAAGATCACCAGCAAGCCCAAACCCGCGCATAAATTTCTCCATGTGAAGAATGAACGCTAGTTCATGCTCTTATAGCAAACAAACCTCGCTTTTGGAGATAGTCCGCAAACTGCGTAGCGCTCGGCCGGTCCGGCGCCGCCGGCAACAGTCGGCCGCTTGTGTTCGGGATCGTCGCGTACTCGCGAGTTACCGCCCCTTCGACTCGCTCCAGCGTAACCGCGCCTTTGCGCTTCTCGATCGGGTCGATGTCGTCGGTGTGGATCTCGGCGGCCAGGGCCATTTGGCCGTACTGGATGCGCGCCGGCAGGTAGTTGTCAGGCTTGATCTCGCAATCAAGCTCAACACCTCGCCGAGGCCAGGCCAGCGCCTGGTCGCTATCCATCTTGCGCCCCTTCCAGGTCATGCCATCCATCACCAAGGCGGCCCGGCGAAGCAGCGCTTCCTGTGCTGGAGCGTCCCCGGGGATGGTCACACCGAACTTCACGGCGTACATGGCCAGGTCCTCGGCGGAGGCGTAGCTTTCGGCGTCTGACTTGCCGGTACCGTCCTCGATGATGAGAGTCATGAATCAGCTCGCTGTGTGGTTGATTCGGGCGCCGGTGAACGGGCACCCGAATTATTAGGCCTTTTGCAGATCAGCAACCGCCTTTTCCAGCGATTCTACCGACGCATTCGCCCGATATTGCACGTTGGCGGCGTCGAGTTGAGCTTTGAGGCTTGCGATCTTCTCGGCATTGTCGACTGGCTCCGCAGCCGCCTTGAGGCGTGTGACTTCAGAGCGGAGTGATTCAACCTCGCCCACCAGGGTGTCACGTTCGCCCGTGAGGGTGGCGAAACCTTCGTGAATGGCTTTCAGTGCGTCGAACAACCGAATCGGTAGCTCGCCATCACCGGGGCGCTCCAGGGTCGACTCGCCTTCAACAGCTTCGATCAATCGCAGGATTCCGGCGTGCTCAGTACGGAGGTTATCGTTTTCCTGTTCCAGACCGGCAATGATGTCGGCGCCGCCCGAATCAACCGACTGGCTGATCAAAGGCTTCGTCACCGAGACCTCGACACCCAACGCCTCATAGGCATCGACCACCTTCGGCCAATCACCAATCACGACTGCATGGGTCACACCTGCCTCTGGTCGATCAAAGTGAGCTGGATTGCGGTACCGCTTTTCAGGTTCGAAGTCCGAATTCTGAGTGGAGTAAACCAGTTCCATAAAAATCTCCGTAGCGGCCATCGCTGGCCGCTGTCAGGGCCAGTATCAGCCGCCGGCTGGTGGCGTGGTGGTCAGGGTGATCATCACGCCGGCAGTGACCTTGTCGCTGCCGGCATGCTTGATCCAGTTGGCCGCCGAGCCGACCGCAGCCAGCGTTGGGTTCGAGCCACCGACTGCGTCCTTCCAGCTGTAGCCCAGCACGTCGATGTTGACGGTACCTTCGGCGCGGTAACCGATAGCCAGGTTCTCCTCGTCGTCGACGGTGTAGGAGCGAAAGCCCGGGGCCTGGGACTCAGTGATCACCACCGCATTGGGTAGCAGACCGAAGATCACGTCGGCCGGCGCGGTGTCGGTCACCAGCACCGGTTTGCCGAGGGTGCCTGGCAGGCCGCCATAGATGACGACACCGGCTTCCTCGTAGATCTTGTTGGTGATGGCCTCGTCGACAATGTCGAAGTAGGCACTGGAGTGCATGACCCACAGGGCGATACGGCCGAACTTATCACCGAACTTGCGCATGCCACGGGTCAGAGTTTTCTTGCCATCGGTTTCGATGTTGGCAGTGACCACCATGCCGGCGTTGGAGCCGATGGCCGCACGCAGCGCCGCAGTGGCGTACTGAATGAAGCCTTCCAGAGTGGCATCAGCAACGTCGGCGCCGATGATCTGGGAGAACTCATCTACCGGACGACCGCGGCGCTTGAACACCTCTTCGGTGGTCTGGTATGGGCCGTACTTCCATGGAGCCTTGACGCCAACAGCCTCGCCGGCGCCGATCTTCTTCGCGACCACCTTACCGGTCGAGTTGACATCGCGATGCTCCAGTGAGCCACCAACCTTGTAGAAGGCACGCTTGCGGAAATCGCCTTCAATCAGCTCGTTGTCGAGCACGATCGCACCGTTGGACGATGCGTTGAATACATCGAGGTTGTCCTGGACACGCTCCAGGTATGCGGTTTGCGCCTCATCGTTGTAGATGATCAGGTCGCTATTAACAGTCGTTGCCATGGGTGAATCCCCTTACTTGGGCAATTGCAGGAATGCGGTTTGGCCGTGCTTGCGCTGGTAGTCGCGCTTCTGCTCGGCAGTCATTTCGGAGCGCTTGAATGCAGCCTGGCCGCCACCCCCGCCCGGGGCTTGTGTGCCTGAAGCCCTTGGCCACAGATGAGGTGCGCTTTCGCGCAGGGATTCCGCCCATTCGAGCGGAGTCAGAGGGGTCTTGCCGTCTTTGCCGAGGATGACCTGGCCGGATTCATCCACGGCTACCGCTTCACCCTCTTCGTTCAGCGAGAACACGCCCTTGGCGCGCAGGATGATGTCGTCGGTTGCCTCCGGCAGCGCACCGGCTTTCAGTGCTGCGCCGCGCACCGAATCACCCAGGACCTTGCCCTGGAACTTGGCGGCGAACGCTTCGGCTTTCTCGGCCCGCGCAGTGACGGTCTTCAACTGTTTGTCGTAGTCGCCACGTAGGCGCTCGGTACGTCGATTGAAGACCTCATCCACCTTGCCCTCAGTCAGCAGCTTGGTTTCTTCGTCTTGGCCAGCCCGGCTGAGCAAGCCTTTGACGGCGTCGATATCGATGCCTTCAAACTGGGTCTCGAACTGGCTGAGCTTGCCGGAGGCGTCCTTCAGCTTGCCCAGCAGTTCGGTGTTCTTGGTTTTCAGCCCGGAAACGGATGCTTCAACGGCAGTCGCGATAGCGGCCTTGATTGCCGGGTTTTCCAGGTCGATTTCGTTTTCTTCTGCCACGTTGATGCACCCCTTGGGTATGTGTTGCCCGCTTTGCAGGCATAAAAAAACCCCGGCATATGCCGAGGTTTATGAATTACGTTTATGAGAACTACGAGTTGACTTATTAAAAATTTTCCAGCCGTTTTAGCATTGCATCAAACATTAGCCCTGCTACTTCTTGATAGACCTCTTCATTCTTCAGAGCTCGTACCAAGTTTATGCTGGGGACTTCCAAAACAATCTCACCAGACTTTCCGCTGAGCGTCGCCGGAATAAACACGTCCGTTTTGGGCTGTCCGCCATCGGCTACGTTTACGGCCACGTTGAAATTAACTGACTCTCCATGATCAAGTGTTGCGAGCGACGGATAAACACTTTCACCGTTGTCGGAGATTATGCGGACGATATCGGTCTCCGCCTCGATCAAGCCGAGGTGCTTCTGAACGGCGTCTCTAATTCCTCTCAGCGCGTCCCGGGCATCAACTCGATAGGCAATCAGTGCCTTAGTATTCAAGGCAAAGGCATCAGAAAGTTGCTTGTATCTCGACATATTTCAATCACCTATTAAATCCATTTGAAGCATGAAATCTATAGGTTTGCCTTTTCAAATGCCAGCGGCTCCAGGCTCTTCATCTGCGCGAGCGTCAGCGGCACGAAGTTGCGATCGAGCTGCAGCTCTGCAAAGCGCTCGACGCTCAGCCCGCCCTCGCGAAACAGCTTTGCCCGCACCGGCCCTATCGCCACGCCCTGGAACGACGCAGGCTGCTGCCGAAGCCAGTGGTAATAGTCGAGGCTCGCACTGACCTGCCCTACTCCATCTGCGCCGACAGCGGCCCGCGTGGCGCCCTTGGCAAACATCTCGTTGAGCTTGGTCAGTAGGACGAAGGTTGTGCGGCAATTCGGGTGAAACGGCGGCCGGGGTCCGGAATCTACCGGGAACCGGCGTTTATCCATCGACCGACATTGCTGGCTGGTTTTGCTGTCCAGGGTGGCGACCATTTCAATCTCGGTCACTACATCGGTATTGGCCTTGGCTACCTCCATGCGCGCTTGCGAAGACACATGCTGAATCGCGGTGTGAACGACCGTGCTGGCATTGCGGTTGGTGGTTGCCAGAATGCCGTCCTTGTAGCCGGCCGCCTTGGTACCGCGGATGTTGCGGATGATCTGGAAGTTCGTTTGCCCCTCGAAGAAGCCCTGCCGGATCGTTCCGGTCACCCGGTCACGCTCTGCGACGGTCCAGCCCTTGATGAACGACTTCAGCAGCTTGCCGCCACCGGTGCCGCGCACGCTGAGCGGATTGGTCAGCACCGCTGTGCGGATCGCAGCAGCCGTGGGTGCCACGACATCAAGCGAGACACCGACCGGTGCCGACCTGGCCAAGCTCGTAGCCTCAAACTCGGCCTCGTAGTTGGCGATGTCGATCAGGTCGAGGTTCAGCTGCGCGCTGTAGCGGTCAAAGATGCCCAGCAGCAGGCTGTCGACCTCTTTCAACAGCGCTTCCAACCGCTTGGTGTTGTACTCGGTCAGATCCGACTGAGTGAGGCGGTCGCGGATAGATCGGTCAATCTCCTTGAGGAAGGGAGCGAACTTGCCTACCTCTCCCACCTTCAACTGCTCGAGAAAGACGGCGTGCCGAATTGTGGCATCAAGGATCGCTTGGTTTGCCGCCATTTGGATTGTCCTCGTCGTCCAGGCCCAAGCCATCGCCCTGTTCATGCAGCTCACTGTCGATCTGCAAGTCCGTGCGCTCCGGCGCAATAAGGCCCAGCTTGCGCAAGTAGGCGCGTAGGTCAGCCTTCGCGAACCCGCCGTTCTGCCAGAGCCCCACCAGTGCGGTGATCATCTGAGGATCCGCCGTCAGCTCGACGAACTCCTGGTTCACCTGGTAGGCGACCTTCTTGTCGGCGACGCCCATATAGGCACAGCACCACATGATCGCCCGGGTGTAAGCCTCGCTGACGTTGGCCACGCAACCAGCCAGCACCGAAGTCGATGCCGATTGATCGCCGCGGGCTTCAGTTGCCGTCTTGGACGAAAGCGAAGCCACCACCATGCGAGCGCCCAGCTCGATCATCATCTGGTTCTTGTCGGCCATGGCCTCCTTGACCAGTGTGTTCGGCAGTGGCTGCGCGTAACCGAATGCGCCACCGGCAGGCAGCATCATCGGCGCGCGGGAGCCAACATAGACGCCGTTCTGCTCCATCCAGTCGCGCCACTGTTCATCCAAACCGGAGATCCACGGCTGGGCCTGGCCACACCAGAAGACGCTGTCCTCGTAGTCGGCGCTGTTCCGGTAGTGGCCCAAGTTGATCATCGCGATGTCGTAGAGCGGCGACTCGTCGATGCTGGGATCATTGTTCTGCGCGCCAACGAAGGTGAACGGGATCTCTTTCAGGCGTCCAGTGATGCCCTCAGGCCTGAAATCCTCAACAATGGCCAGCGGGCCGCCACCTTTAGGACCAGACCGTCGCCAGACTCGGCAAACAAATCCGTCGGGCTCCAGTGCCAGTTCGCGATACTGCTCAATCACCTTGAAGCCGAAGCCATCCTCCACTTCCGGCGCCTCTCGCAGCACCACCAGGGTCAGAACGCTGTGCCCATTCACCATGCCGGTGCGCCAGTTGATGATGTCCTCGGCGCAGTACGACAGGATCACCGAGTGGCCGCCAATGCCATCGTCCTGGTGATAGTCGACGTACAGGCCATGCCGGCCAGCCTCAAGCACCTTCTCAAGCGTGCCTTGGGAGTGCTGGTAGATGCTCACGCCGGAGCCGTTGGCGTTGTCCTGCAGGTACTCCAACTTCTTCGGTACCGTCAACGTCGGGTCTTTATGGAAGGCCAGGCCGAGCAGCCCGTTACGGGTGTGCCCGGTAGCGTTCTTGAACACCGCGCGCTCACGGTATGCCTTGTTGCGATCCTGGTTCTCAGGCGACTTGTCGTGTGCGTTGATGTACGGCAGCCGGTCGACAACCCGGTGCTGGCCGGCGCATACGTCGCGCACTGTAGACCAACGATCGAGCGCCTCGAGGTAGTCCGCCCGCTTGAAGGAGACGTCGTTGCTCATCGGGCGTATCCCATCTTGATAGCGGTGACCGGTTTGATGATCGGGTACTCGCGGTGAATGAAGTAACCACCGCCATCGTTGGCGTGGTCGTTACCTTGTGTCTTGTCTGGTTCGCCATTGGGCGCCCAGATCTGCTGCTCCAGGCCGTCGGCGTAGGTTGGGCAAGTGAACGGGTTGACCAGATAGCGCCGTTCGCCCTGGGCGTTGCAGAACATGGCGTTCATAGCGTTGATACGATCCTTCACCGGTGGGTTCGCCGCGGGCGCGATGACGGAGAAACCGGCCTGCTTGAGCATCGCGATGTCCGTCATGCTGGCGTTGACCGACTTGCGCGAGTCGCCGGAGGCGTCCGGGTAGATCCGGATCTCGCAGGTCTTCTCGAAGTCGTTGCCGTTGTGGCGCCAGTAGCGCTCTTTGATGCGGCGGATCATGTCCGGCGTGTCGTAGCCATCCATGAGCTCATCCACTGCCCTGGGCAAACCCTGCTCGCGCTTGACGTGGGTGATCGCCGCCATCTTGCCGACGTTGAAGTCCATGCCAATGAACAGCGGCTCGCCCGGCTGAACAGTGTCGAAGCACTGATTCAACTTGCGGTCGTAAGCGTGGTAGATCGAGCCAGAGGTCAGGTTGACGAACTGGCCATCCAGGTAAGCCCTGATCAACTGCTCGGGATACGACTCCATCAGCGATGGGATGTAGTCGTCCGGCAGGTTCAACTCATTGTCGAACGTGCTGGCCTGGACCAGGCCGTACATGTCCTTGAGCGCCGGCTTGTCGCGCAGCTGCTTCACGAACTGCTGGAACACGAACTTGAAGCCTTCCGGCGTCGTGGTGACGTCCACGCCGTTCTTCAGGCCCGGCAGGTTGTAGCGCATCCGGGCGATGATCTTGCGCCAGGCCTGCTGTGCCTTGATCGACGTCAGCACGTCCAGCTCGTCCACCAGGGCGTGACCGATCTTGAAGCCGACGATGGTCTGCGGCTTCTCCATCGACCTGCAGATCACAGTGCCGCGGTACTGCCGACCGCTGTAGATGTGAACCTCGTGGTTCGCCTGGTTGATCTTGGTCTTCAGCCCCCAGTCATAGGCCACCTCATCCATGGTTGGATAGAAGATGTCCCGGATCTGCGGGTAAGTCGGTGCGAAGTACCCAGCGTTGACGCCAGGCCACTCCATGAAATGCTTGCTCAGTGCCGAGCACCCAACCCAGGTCTTCCCTGAGCCGAAGCCAGCAACGAATGCGCGGAATTTGTGGGGGAGCGTGAGGAACTGAGCCTGCGGAACGTTAAGGCTCGGCATTCGGCTTCCTCGCATCCACAACGTCTACCTGGATCCGGGTCGGGATCGCCGGCTCGTCGTCAGGCTCGTCCTTCCGTTGGCGATTCACATAGACGTCGCCGCACTCCTTCGCGGCCTGTTCCAGGATCTGCATAGCCAAGACGATGTTCTTCATCCCCTCGGCGCGCTCCACGAAGCGGTTCATGGCGCGCAGTCGGTACGCACGGTTGGCGATCGGGATTTCTGCCGTGTCCTCACGGAAGCGCTTACGGGTGTCGTGGAACAGGGTCTGCCATTTGATCGCGAGCCCCTTACCCGCGGCCTTGGTTGGGTCGTGCGTCTCCACCTGCTGGCGGGTAACCACCACCCCAAATTCGTTCTTGACGGAGTCGACCACCTGAGAAGGTGTGTCAAAACACGCCAGAGCCTGAACGATGAAGCTCTTCACCTCATTTTTCAGGGTTGCCATAGGGTCTCATCCGTCTAGAGCCTGTCTAGAATCAGGCCGACTTGAGCAGACAGGTTCCGCAGGCCCTCGATATGTTCAATTTCCCCACCTCGGCAGGACTGTTTGCAGCATCCACCAGGGCCTGCACTTCTCGGCTGGCACCGTAGCGCCGGACCACGCCGACAAACTCCTCGACATCGTGGCCACGCATCTCGATCTTGGGTGCGCCTTCCTTGGTGAAGGCTGGCTGACCGTATTTGTCTTTGGCGTGGGCCAGGTGGTAAAGCTCGTGCTCCACCAGGGCACAGAACTCTTCATCACTGCATTGGGCGCAGTAGTCAGCGGCCAAGGTGATGATGAAAGCCGGTACCTCGCCGAACCAGTCACGCATCTGCTGCTCCATCCGGGCTTTCTGCCAACCACCGACGCGGAACGCTACCTGCTCGGCTTGGCCCAGGACTGTACGGCCCTGCTTCTCGAAGTGTGACGATGCCCACATGACTCGGATGTCTGCATCCAGCAAGTGAGCATGATCTTCGTTGTGGATGCTGCCGGTGTCGGCCAGAATCTCGCGCTGGATCCACTCCCAGACTTCAGGCGCCGGTCGAAGTGTGAGCCACAACGAGTCGAGTAGGTCGGCTGACGGTACCGGTCGCTGCGATCCAACCAAAACTTGATTTCGCACGAAACGACCCCCAATGTCGGATAGGCCAACCACAAGGATCTATTGGACATGATTGACTTCATAAACCAGGCAGGCCAGGCCTCAGTGCAACTTGCGGCCTCCATGCTGTTGCTCGCGAATCGCGATAAGGCAAATGAGACCGCGATCGCTTTTGCCCGTAATCACAAGGAGGCAGCTGTTGCGCTTCTTACGGCAGAGGGCTATTTACTGACTCAGATGCAGGAAGTGCACGTGAATCGCGATCCTCGGGATTTTTTGACTTTGCTAAGCCCCATTACTGACCTGAAAATTCCGCACCCAGACCAAGCGAAAACACTCTTTGTCACCCGCGAAGAGGCCATCAACGCTTGCTGGGACTTGTACAAAGTCCGCATATAAACCAATGAACATCAGTTGAACGGATCAGCAGGCTTGGCGATCGCGCGAACGAACCACATGAAGCCCTGCTGCAAGTTGGTCTTGGCCAACGCCAGCAGTCGTGGGTCGACGCCTTCAATCTGGCCAATCTGCTTGAACAGCTCGCCGGCGTCAGCCTCCAGAGCTTTGATTGAGTTCATGCCATCGATCTCGGACTGGGTCAGGTCGCGATAGCCGGTGATCTTCTTGTGCTGGTTGTCCATAGTGATCTCCTCGTCGCAAGGTCGCGACACAATTTGCTGACTCGCGAAACGTGTCGCGACCTACGCTGCAAGCTGCAACTGCTTGTTGAACTGTTCGCGAATCTCGCCAAGCCTGGTCATTAACAGCGGCTCGTCCTTCAAGTGGATCAGGTGGGCCAGCTGGTGGACGATCCCCTCATCCGAAAGAACAACGCTCGCCGGCAGCTCCTTGAACCAGCACACGAACACCGCGAAGTGCAGCGCTGCGGGCAGCTCCTTCAGGAAGCGCTTGTCGGTCATCCCGGTGAATCGGGCGTGTTCCTCGCGTAGGTCCTGGTAGCTGGCCGAGTACTCGCGGCCACCGATGACATAGTCCATGGCTCAGTCCATCCGCAGGATGCGGGCCACGTTGCCCCGGGCGCGGTAAACCAACACCACCAGGACGATCAGCACCATCAGCAGGAACGGCGACACAGTCGGCGCAGGCTTGGCCATCAGCGCGGACAGCGTGATTTGCAGCGATTCGCAGCCAGTGCCCACGGCCAGCAGGTAAGCCAGCCAGGACACGCCAGCGCGGTAGCGGGCGCCATCCCGGCGGTAAACGGCAATGCGGAAGCAGATCGCGCCACACAGCGCACCCGCTATCAAAGTCCATGGATCAACCATTGGGGCGACCTCCACGAAGATCGAGGAGCCATTGCAGCCAGCCGGGGATCTTTCCACCACCAACCCACTCCAGCAGGCTGATACCGATCGCGACACAGAACATGGCGCCGAAGAAGGCGGCCAGGCCTGAAGCCTTCGCTATCTCCCGGCCCATCACTTCAATGGCGACGTAGTAGCCGGCCACCCAAGAGGCGATGAAGTAGCCGAGCCGGGCCCAGGCAGTAAGCTCTTTCGCGAACACCACGAAGAACATGGCGCCGGCGAAAGCACCGACAACTGCGTTCACATCTACACCAGGGATCAGGCTCGCGGTGGTCATACCCACAACGGCCGTACCCGCCATCACGCCGGCGCTCGGTTCGGCCATTGGTCTTGCTCCATTTTCAATTGTTGGGGGTTATCGGCCGCGCCACAGTATGCCGCCCGGCTTGAGCTCGGCGCGGAGAACGTCGCGGACCTGGTCGGCGATTGTTGGGCCCTTGCCGATCTCGTTCAACAGGCCCTTGCCGAGCGATGTTTCGCTGATCTTGCTGGCCATGGCGTCGAGCATTGAGGTCGCGCTGCCAACCTTCGGCGCATCGCCAGGTTGTGGACCATTCCCAACATAGCCGCCGACTGCATAGCGATCAGCGTCCACCAGGAACTGGGAATCGTGGGATTCGAGACCCAGGCCCATGCCGCAGACGAACTTTTCCCCGGATGGGACGGACGCCATTTTCACCGACCAGTCAGGCCCGAGCTTCGCGTTGGTGATTGATGCTCGCTCTACTTTGGCTTCGCTGATGCAAAGCCTGCCATCAGCGTCGACATACGCGCCGGGGATAGGGACATAAAACCCAGTGCGCGGCTTCGGATCGGGCTGCACTGCCTTGTTCAGATCTCCGAACCGGGCACGAGTTACGCCGCCTTGATTGATCGTGAGCAAGCCGTCTACCAGCTTGAGGTGAGTCCCGGCCGACTTCGATTTCTCGATGCGCTCAGCCAGCTCTTCATCAGTCTCAGGGCGGTGGTAGCTGAGAAACACCCGTGTGCTGTAGCAGTCATCGCCATAGCTCGCGTCGAAGTCCTCGAACTCGGCAACTTGGCGATATTCAGCTGGGACCTTCTGCAGCTCCGCCTGCATGAACGCGAGCAGTTCCCCGGCATTCTTGGGCATGTCGTGCTTGCTGTAGCTGGCGACCTCGACCGACACCATTTGGCGATCTGGTGCACCGTCAGTGCAGCCCAGCTTGCAGGAGTTGAGCTCAAACTCACCGGTGGCCTGGTTAAATTTCCAGCCGGAGACACCCGGCACATAATCGTGACTCTGCATTGCTGTGCTCCAGAAACGAAAAAGCCCCGGCGAATGCCGAGGCCCTGAATAGGTGCGCGGTCTCTCCCGCCGTCCGCCGTGACCATCACAACGCCGACACCCTACCGCATCGGTCTCGCCGCTCAGTTCTCGCGCCACCCCGAAAGCATGTGAGGTCAGGGCACACGGGCTGCCGGTGTTGATTCCGTACGTCGCACTATCCGGCAATCGACGTCCAGGTGTTCCCGAAGGCTGCCCTGGCTACAGGTAAATTCGAGGCATAAAAAAACCCGGCGCGGTGGCCGGGCTTAAAATCAGTTCCTGCGCTGGAGTCACGTTGCGCAATGTAGAAAAAGTACCTATAAAACCCCAACATGTCAACTAATTACGCTGCACTTTCTTCTCTTTCCGCGTAAATAACCTGCCAAACAGGCTGTTGAGCCTGATCATCCACTTCCTTGATGGC